GAAGTCGCAGGTGTGTGGGTGGCGGTCCTGGCGCTCGAACTCCATCGTGTAAAATGGCGCGACCGTCAGATAGTCGGGATTGTGTCCGCCGTAGACGAGCTCGGGCTTGATCGAGCTGCCCACGTAGCCGAACAGCCCGCCGTCGGCCCCTGACAGGCTCGCGGGGATCGAGGTGACGAACCAGCGGTATTCGGCCGCCTCGGACAGCTCCACGCACTTGAGCACGACCGGGCGCGTCGGCCCGAAGCTGCAGACGTTGTCGATCGAGGTGTTGTGCCAAGTCACGTCATGCGCGACCGTGAAGGGGATGCCGGAGGTGTCGTCGAGCGAGAAGTGGTCGGCGTCGATCACCGTGATGAAGAAGTCGCGTTCCTCGATCGACTGCTTGAGCACCGTGTTGGTGTCGGCCACCGCCGCCGGCTCGACGAGAGAAATGTAGATGCGGGTGCCCGTCCCCTTGCCGTGCGCGACGGACTCGAGCGTCACGTCGACGTCGTCGGCCGCCGTGACCGAGGCCACGCTGCTCGCGTCGTAGTGCCCGGCGCACGACTCCTCGCCGGTCTCCTTCGAAACCGCCGTCACCTGAAAGCGCAGGATCTGCGCCGCGCCGCCCTGGGTCACGATGGACAGGCCCGAGGGCGATGCGATGTTAGGCCGGAAGCGCGTCACGATCAGCCGCCAGGTCGTGTCGGCCAGCCGCTCGAGGCGCCGCGGCGAGTGACGCTTGTGGGGGATGAACAGCACGTCGCCCGACTGCCGCACGTTCTGCTTGGTGATCTCGCCCGCCGCGTATGGCGTCGGGAACTCCAGGATGCTCGTGCCCGTCCCGGTGTAGTAGCTGGGCGGCACGGGCATTTCGTACCAGACCGTCGCCTCCGTGCCCGGCGTCACGACAGTGCTCGCAGGCCCGTTGTCGATGACGCAGTAGTAGTCGGCGCCGGCCTCCCGCACGACGTCGCCCTGGCTGTAGTCGGTCGCCGCGCTGTAGGCGTCCGGCTCGACGATGATCGGCTCCCCGAAGCGGTGGAAACGCACGTAGTTGAGCCCGAACTCGAGCGCGTAGGTCTGCTCGGCGTTAAAGACGAATGGGATCAGCGTCTCGGGCGGCCCGTCGGTCAGGCAGACGTCCGACTCCGTCGTGCTGTCCTTGACCTCGGCCACGAACTTGGTCCCGGCATCGTTGAGCCAGGCCCCCGAGCGCCCGATGAAACCGTTGAGGCAGGCTTTCAGCCCCTGCGCGCGCTTGATCAGGTCCGCGCGCGCCGAGATCGCGTCGCTGACCTCACACCCGGCGAAGGTGCGCTGCATCGACGCCTGGGCCATCAGATGAACCGCGAGCGCGTGTAGCTCGACTCGTCGCGCCAGGTCGGGTGCGGCCCGCCCTCGTTGCCCTCGATCCGCTGCGCCAGCGAGACCGCGATCAGGTACTGCTGCAGGCACCAGTCGCGCAGCTTGGGGTCCGTCCCGAGCAGCATCGACAGCTTGCTCGCCAGGCACCACGCCAGCGCCGTGTCCAGGATCGGCGGGAAGCGCAGCGGGTCCTCGACGTCCTCGATGTACAGGACCTTGGCCTCGTCCTCGATCACATCGGTAAAGATCACCTTGACGTCGTCGAAGCTCCCGATGTCGTACCGCGGCGGGAAGGCGTCATTGGCCCCGCGCACCGTGATGAACCGCAGGATCTGCAGGCAGTCGACCGGGTAGGTGTAGGCGAAATCCCACTCGTCCTCCCACAGCTCGCCCGTGCCGTCGCTGGCCAACGCCAGCAGCGCGTACTTGCGCGCGAAGGGCCACGGGTAGGCCCGCAGGACCTCGCGCCGCGCCTCGACGTAGAAGGCGATCGCGCCGCGGCCCTGCGGCGTGTCGGTCTCCACGATGTCGGCGGCCGTGCCGTCGCCGGACGTGAGCATGCGGCTCTCGCCCAGGTGCCGCAGCGCCTGATTGACGATCTCGAGCTCGTCAGCCGCCATGTCCGCTCACTCCTCCTGCTCTGGGAGCCGGGCCCTGGCGTTCGCGCTCAGGTCGCCGCCGGCTCGCTCTCCACGCTGGAACTCGTCGCGACGCCGACCGCCGGCGCCCTACGCTCGCGCTTCTTGCCCTTGGGCCAGCCCTTGCGCGGGGCCGCGGGCGCCTCCTGCTCGGCCAGCTCCTGCCGGCGCTGCTGCGCCTGCGGGGTGTCCCGGAAGATCGAGGCCGCTGCGTGCGCCGCCATCGCCGCCGCCTCGGCCTTCTTCGCCAGGGACGCCTGCTGCTGCTTGTCGCGCCACGCGCGCCGCGCGTCCTCGAGCCGCACCTGGTCCTCGGGCTTCTCGCAATGCGCGCCAGACGGCGCCTCGTGCAAGGGGCCGCGCCACATGAAGCGCCCGTCCGTCTTGTCGCCCGGCTTGACCTTGCCGGCCCTCCATCCTGTGATCGCGCCGCGCGCCTGGTCGATGATCGGGTGCTTGGGCACGATGACCATGACGTCGGCCACCATCGCCACGCCCGGATTCTCCTCCACGACTCCTGCCTTTCTGCCGCCCGTCCGGGCGGCTCAGCTCAAGCGAAATTCCAGCCAGCGGGGAAGGTCTGCGGACGGCTGTGGAAGCCGCGCCCGAGGTGGATGTCGAACATGCCGGCCGACAGCGCCTGCGCGGCGACCACGAAGGTCACGCCGATGTACTGCAGGATCTCGGGGTCGATGCCGCCGCCCGTCGGGAACGGGATCAGCATGCGGTTACCCAGGATCAGCGGGAACGTGGCCGAGGCCAGGGTCGTGTCGAGCGCGCCCGAGGTCCAGTGCACATTGGGCGTGCCCAGCGTGTCCGCGGCCGAGCTCACGATCTGGATGGTGAGCGACGCGCCGGCCACCGCCTCGTCGAAGCTCTCCTTGCAGATGAACTCGAACAGCAGCTGCTCGGCCCAATTGACGCCGAAGTCGCGCCCGCCGACCGCGCCGGTGTTGTAGACGTTGGTCGAGGCCGTGGTCGAGCCGGCGGCCGCCGCCCCGAGGTCCAGCGTCTCGGCAAAGGTGTTCTGGAGGTCGATGATGGCCATGTCAGGTTTTCCTCGCGGTCAGAGAACCGTTGCCGGTCAGGAGATCGTCGCCTCGTTGTTCACGATGGCGTCGGAGACGAGGATCGGGATGCCGTTGTAGTGCAGCTGCTTGGGGCCCTTGCCGCCGATCTGCTCGAAGGTGAACACGTTGGTGTTCGTGGTGGCCTGCGCCATGAAGGCGAACTGCTGCGCCACATCGCGACCCATCACGAAGGCCGGCTGGCCCATGTACGGCGCGTAGATGTGGTGCTGCATCCGGCCCATCTGGAACAGCACGAAGGTCGCGAAGTCGGTCGTCTGCTGCGCGCCCGAGAGCCCAGCCATTTCGGCGTGGTCCACGTTCGCGAGACGCACGTTCTGGCGCGGGTCCTTGAGCACGAGCCCGAGGTCCAGCTCGACCTGGTCCACCACGCACGGCAGCTTGGCGCCGCCGACGTTGGTGTCGGTCTGCACGAGCTGCTCGCCCCAATCCTTGTGGTAGACGCCGCCCTTGCAGTTGCGCGGGTAGACGATGAACGACGACTCGGGGTGGATGTCGAACAGCCAGATGGACGACTTGTTGGTCGTGCCACCGGCCGAGAGACAGTGATCGCCCAGGGTCGTGTAGTAGCTGCGGAAGGCCCAGCCCAGGAACTCGGCCGCGTCGTCGGCCGGGTTGCCATAGAACACCAGGCTCTCGGCGGTCTTGTTCAGCGCCTCGGTCCGCATGTTGATCTGGCTCATGCGGATCTCGTTCGGGTCGTCGTTGATCTCGAGCAGCTTCAGCGGCGTCACCGCCAGCGTGCCGAGCATCGACATGCCGTCCTCGACCTGCTCGGTGTGGCCGACGGAGGCCGAGATACCCTCGCCCACCTTGAGCACCGTGATCGTGGGCTCGCTGACCTGGAAGGTGCTGACGTGCGAGGTCGTCTTGTTCGACGCCTTCATCGGCATCATCCGGCGCAGCGGCGAGCGCGCGGCGAGCATGTAGGTCATGTCGCGCAGCACACCCTTGGGGTACTCGTTGGCGATGTCAGCCAGCGTGAGAATCGTGTTGCCGTAGACGGTCATGGATTACGACTCCTTCTTGGAGCCCCCGTAGCGGGACGAGGTGGCTGAGAACGAAGCGGAGTATTCGGGCTCGGCGGCCTGCGCGTTGCCGCCCTTGACCGCGCCAGACGGGGCCGACATCGAGCGGCCGAACTGCGCGAAGGCGAGGTACAGCGCCGGCTCGATCATCACGCCGGCGTTGCGCAGCGACTGGCGGTAGCCGGGCGCGACGTGGTCGATGG